TACCGTTGGCAATGACGTAATCGTGTTGAGCCATAGCTAGGCCATTTTGCTTCTACTTTAAGCGCCCCTGCCAAATCCAACTGCAGTCCATAGGAAATCCCGACTCACTGCCGTACCACCGCTGTTCCTGAACGTCACATCAAAGCCTGTCGCCGTCACGTTGGTGACATTGAAGTAGTCACCTGTTGCCATGTTCTGCGCCACGATGCCAATGCTGGGCAAGCTGCTATTGACGCCACCCAGCACGGATGTGCCCGTAAAGAACCGATTGGCGAACGTGACCGAATAGGTGCCAGCGCCACTGGTTACAACACCAGCCGACTGCTCGCTACGCCTTTGGAAGGTGGCCTCATAGCCAAGCTGATCGATCAGGATGTTCTGCGCTGGGTCGCTGCTGGTTAAGACGCTCTTGAACTGGAAGCCACGGCCAAGGAAGGTGCCATTGACGAACTCTTGCCAGCCTGACCATGTTGGCGTGCCAGCAGGATCATCATTGGTGCGGCGCAGGTACAGCGAGGCATTGACACGGTTGACGATGGCGCCATCCCAATCAGCCCATGTGTCAACTTCGCCCGTGCGGCTGTCGATCAGGTCATTGGGGAAGAAGCCAGCAGTGACAAAGAAGCGGCTCAGGTCGAGCGAATACACCGCCTCAAGGTCAAGCGTGTTGGCGAACTCATAGGTGCCCTCGGCTTGGATATCACCGAGATAGTCCATGCTGCTGATCAGGTCAAAATCAGCAATCGCATCGAGCAGCGCATCGCCATCGATCACCAGCGCGTCGAACTCTTCGCTGTAGAACACATCGGTTTTGTTGCCTTGATACGGCGGCACATCCGCATCTTCGCGGCGGCTTTGAACCAGCAGGTTGCCCAGAGCATTGGGGAAGTCAACGATGACGCTGGCTTCTGCTGTGCTTTGCCTGCCGCCATCATCTTCAAACTTGACCAGAATCTCACCTTCGACCAATGGCACAATCGCCTCAGTGTTGTAACCAGCAATCGCAGGGATCAGGTCAACGCTGTTGCTCCAAGTGCCAGAGCCATCAATCAGGTTGGTGTGGCGGATGTAGACACGGCCACCGACGCGCACATCAAGGTCAACCGTTGCATCCCAGCGCAGGCGTGCACTATTTGCATTGATTGGCTCGAATGTCAGGTTCTGGACGTTGCCAGGCGGCTCGGTTTTGCCAACCAGCGTGAACGTGGCACTTGCGGGCGTGCTGCTGCGGCCAATGCTGTTGACGGCTTGAATAGAGATCTGCAGTGTGCCAGCATCAAGACCGTTGATACGGGTGCTGGGTGAGTTGGTCTGAATCTGCTCCCAGTTGTTGTTGCCGAGGCGATAGTTGACCACATAGCCCTGCACGCGCTGCCGTGGCGCAATCCAGCTCAGGTCAAACGCAGTACGAACGTTTTGCCCGTCAACGTAAAGGTGCTCAGTGCCGTTGATGCTTGTTGGTGGATCTGGGATGGCCGACAGGTTGCTGATATCACGGGTTTGAATCGTGAGGTTCTGCTCGATTGCGTTGTAGATCGTGCCGTTGTAGGCCAGTGCAGTGATGCCATAAACCCCATCTTCGGATTCAGCAACAGTGACAACACGAAACTGCTGAGTTTGCAGGCCAGTTTCTTGCGCCACCCAGATGCTTTCAGGGTTTGGCGCTTCGCTAAATGCAGAGCTGACCGTGACCACACCAGAGCTGACGCTGCTGACGCTACGGGTCTCGACCAAACCAGTTGGCAACAGCACCGAAAGCGTGCCGCCTGCGCCAATAGTCAGGCTGGTGTCGTCGGTTGTGATTGCTGTCGTCGTTGCAGAGCTGATGCGACCACCTTTACGACTACCGCCGCGCATCGGATCGGCAATGTCGATGACCATGCCGGGACGCAGGATGATGCCCGAATCAATCGAAACGCTGAAGGTGACGGTCTCCGTCAGATTTTGCTCGACCAGCAACGCCCACTTGCCAAGGCGATGCGCTTGGCTTTGTGAATAGCAGCCAAAGGCTTTGATGTCTTTGTTGATGATGCCGTATTTGGCGACCGCATCAGGCAACTCGACATACTCAAAAACAACCTCGCCTAACTTTTCGTAGCTCTGGTAGGCGACAGTTGCTGTTGTATGGCGCGACTTTTGCGATGAACCGCTGTAATTGAACAGGCCATCGATAACGTTTGCAGGCGTTAGCAGATATTGCGAATCGGCGGGCTTGTCTTGCAGCACCACAAGCGAACCAGCGCCGTAATACGCAATGCCACGGAACAAAGCAACAAACTCTTGGATGACGTTATAAACCTCATCGCGGTTATTGATCAGCAGGTTGCACGAAAAGCGTGGTTCGAGACCGCCACGGCCATTGCTTACCAATGCGTTGCAGTATTGGCTGATCGCGTAGAAGTCGTAACGATCAAGGCTGCTAGCTGGGATGCCTGCGCCGTAGCGCGTGTTGGTTAGTAGATCCCACAGGCACCAAGCAGGATCAGAGCACCAAGTAGCAGCGCCAAAGGTGCCATCCCAAACGCCTGAATAGGTGACACGGCCTTTGTAGGTTGTGGTGTCAACGATGGCATTACTGGGCAGTTGTACCTTTGTGCCACGGATCAAATACTTGCGGCTTGGGATGCTGTCAAAGTTGCGCGAATCAAGCTGCAGGAAAGCGTAAGCAGTATTGGGATAGCGGAACTTTTCAAGGATGATCTCTGTATAGCTAAACCAAAATGTGCGATTTTGACGCCGTGCACTTGTTTCATCTGCGCTTTCGCGGCGCACCTGAATATCGACAGGAAATGCACCGGTCAGGTTGAACTCATAGTCTTTCAAATAGCTATTTGTTGTCTTGCCGCGAATCGTCTCATCAAAGACGATGTTGTAACCACCGCCGTTGTATTGAACACGGATGGTGATTGCTACCTCATGACCAACGATGTTGCCATTGTTTTGGATGATCTGCAGCGCTGGGATTTGAATCGTTACCCGTGCGCGTTTTACATTTGTGTCCGTAATTGTTCGGACAACAGGCGTCGCATTAACGACTTCAGCATTGACTGCCTGCTCGGATTCGATGGTGCCGCCATCAGGTCCAGTCGATGATGCAAAAGCGTTCCATGCTTGGACTTGCGTGCCAGGCAACCAGTTGAATCTGGCACCTGTGAAGTTTGACCTGTCCCCTTGATACAGAGGCGTGCCGTCTAGGTAAACGCTGTTTTCAGGCGTTGGGGTATCAAAGCCCGCAATTTCGCCTTCACAAAGCAAATCTGTGACGCTTGCTAACTGCCGAGATTGCAGTGAATCGTCAGCTTCGCGTGGCACAAAAGTTTGGCCGCGGGCTGCTGTTCCGCTACCGCCCTTGCCACCACTACCACCGCCGCCACCGCCAGCGCCTTGAATGCGTGTCATTGCATCTGCACCGTATCAAGGCCGCTGCTGATTACAGCAGAACCGACAAACACTCGACCATAGGCAATCGGCACGGCCATGCCCTGTTGGGTGGTGTTGACGATGCCACTAAAGGCAAACGACTCAAAGCGTGTTGCTTCGCGGCCACGAGCTGATGATGCAAGACCGGCGCCTAGATCAGGTTGCGGTGAAAGCATTTGGGCGACGCCGCCTAGTGCCAAGGCAATACCGATACCGCCAATGGCGTTTGCGGCTGTAATGCCAAGGGTAAAAGCGGAGCCGAAGATGCCGCCACCAGCACCGGCAATGCCAAGAACAGGTGCACCAGCGCCAGCAGTCAAAATTGCCAAAGCCACCAAACCAACACCCGCCAGTACCTGACCGAAGCCTTGACCAGCACCAGATACAACCGGCGCAATGCTGAACACGTCGCGCTCAGACCATGGCAGCACAGCCAAACTGGCATCGTCTTGTGTGATGCGCTCCTTGCCTACCGTGACGCGAAAATACATCCCATCACGCTCAGAATCGAGCAGCCACCTTTCCAGATCAGGAAAGTTGACGATCAGCGCCTTGATCGCCTGTGCAGGCGTGTCAGCTTCAAACTCAAAACGGCACCGCCCCAGCTTTTTGCGAAGCGCACCGTAGACCTTAACGACTTTCATGCCGCAGGACCATGGCAGTGCTCTTGACATAGTAACCGCCGTACACGTCTCTGCTACTCAATCGCCCTTGAACATGGTGCAAAATCAACTGATCGCCCAAGTAAATGGCCGCATGATTGGGCAGCGGTGAACTCAGGTGCATCAAGATGCTGTCGCCATATTGCATCTCTTCCAGCGGCACACGGCAGAAGTTCTGCGAAGCGTAGTTTTCAAGATACAAACTCTCGCCGCGCTCCCAGAACCGATCACGTCGCTCGAAGTCATCCAGCACAATCCCCATCTCGCGCTTGTACCAGTCGCGCACCAGCGAATAGCAATCGCAGATGCCAAAGACAAACTCACGCCCGACGTATGGCAGCTCAAAGTCGTTCGGCTCGCAGCCGCCCCATGCTTCGGTCTTAGGGTTGACGATGATCCATGGCAGGCCAGTGTTGTTGCATCCAAGCTGATCGGCGGCTGATGGCACCGGCTGCGTGCTTGGGTGGCTATGCACAACTGCCACGATCTCGCCCATGTCTTCTGCTGCTGCAAAGTCGGCAGGATCAAGCACGAAATGCTCGTCGGCCGTAATGGCAAGGTTTTTGCAAGGCTTGTACCGCTTGCGACCTTTGACCACAGTGATGAGGCCACAAGCCTCACGCGGATCTTCGGCCTTGGCATGAGCCAAGATTTCAGCCTTGAGCGATTCAGGCAGTTTCATTGCGTCAAACTCGCACCGGGGAAGCCGCCAAATGGCAATTCAGCCGTGGCACCAAAACGCAGCTTGCAGCTACTGATGCGTTTGCCGCATACATCCTGCGCCAAGGTGCCGACTGATTGATCTTGACTGTTCCAGTAGTTAGTGCCCGTGTAACCGCATTCCGTGCTGCGGTAACGCCACTGGCAGACATTGGCAACCACCTGCCGTTTGGGGATCATCACCCCAGCGAGGTCGAACTTACTGGCCAGCTCGAACTCAACCAGATCGCGGTTCTCGTTTGACTTGCGGTCGATGTACCAAATCTCGGTTGGGAAGCGAGCATTGGGGTCTGCTGCAGGTTCGCCATCGAGGAACTTCTTAAGCGTGCGGATGCGGCGGACCGTAGCGCCACCCAAATCGTTGCCCGGTGTTGTGGCATTAACGGCAATCAAAATCGTTGTGATGTCACCGAAAAGATTGCTCACTCTTAGCGTTGGCCGTGGCAGGCTGCCGCTGCTGGTGTAATCAAAGCCGGTCGCTTCAATCGGCAACCTGACATATGTATTGCTGTTAAACACGATGTTGCCAGTGACGGCAGCATTGACGCCGTTGTGAAAGTAATACGTTGTATTGGCACCATGCAGCGTGGTGTCGAGCTGCAGCTCAAACAGTTCGATGATGGCATTAGGACCAAGGACGCTCAGCTCTTCGTAAACGCTGCTGATTGCTGCCCAAGTGATGCCACCATCTGTGATGGTGCTGCCAATATCAGTCGGCCATGCTGGCTGTGTGCTGCCGCTAGTGCCAGCGACTGTGCAACGAAAGACAAGGCCACTGACCTGTACCGTCGTTGCACGAACGATGTCACCGACGACATAAGCAGTGCTGGCTTGCCAAGCTGCGTAGGCCATTACGGTTCAAAGACTTGGCGAAATACAGCATTAATTGTGGCACGATTGTTATACGGTATTGATTTGCTCCAGCTATCGCAAATCCATTTGTAAGCCGTTGCCTCACCAGGCGGTGTCCAATCAAAAGAATCAGCATCAGCAGCGCGTGCGTCAAGAAAAGTCTCGATCGTGTCCGAATCTGTTTCGCTGATGTTATTCCAAGTCAGAGACCATTCCTTAGGATTTTGATTTAGTCCATACGTCAAGCGCTGCTCGTAACCATCGCCAAACTGCACAACACGCTTACGCGGCTGGCTGCGCTTTTCAGCGCCATAGGTAGGTGTGATTGATGGAAAGGTAGCCATTAGCGTGTGCCAGCAAGTAATCCGCCAGGTCGCTGCTGCCTGACGATTTCGGCTTGGACAGCAGCGCCAATGACGCGCCCAAGCTGATTTGCATTGGGCTGATCGCCCTGCACGTTGGTGCCGCCCGCATCAACATTGACCACGATATTAGCGCCACCACCAAAACTGCCAGTCGGTGCAATGCCACCGCTGCGTCCTGGCATGAATAGCTCAGGACCACGCTCACCGACAACGTAAGGCTGCCCAGCGCGAACGCTGCCGCCATTGGCACGGAATGATGGCAGCCCAGCAATAGTCAAAGGATTGATTTGCTGTCCTGCGTAAGAGGTCGGCAAGCCAATGCCGCCACCGCCGCCGCCAAGCAATCCGCTGATGGCATTAATGGCTTTCTGAATGACGAACACCTGCAGCAATTGGTTGGCAATGTCAATCAACACACCAGAAGCAATGCGTCGCAGGCTTGTATTGAAGTCCTCGCTGCCTCGAATCAGCGCGTCAAAAGCAGATGTCATGCCTTGACCGATTGTGTTAGCAATACCATCGGCAACTTCTTTTTGTTGCTTCTGCTGTTCAGTCAGTTCAACCTGCAAGCCGATCATGTTCTCCAGCGCAGCAATTTGCCTGATTGCGCTTTCGTTTTGCGCCTCAGTAAGCTCTCGTTGAATGTCACGCTGATTAGCGATTGCAGCGGTTTGCGCTTCAAAAATAATTGCCTGCTGTGCTCTAATGTCTTTTTCCTGTGCTAATGCCTGAGCATATTTGTATTGAATATCCAGCTCTTTTTGTTGACCTTGCAGCCTAATAACAAGTTGCTTATCGCCTGCCATTTCAGCGGCGCTGATTTTATCTTGCAGCGTTGATTTGAGCTGCATAATTTGACCTTCAGCAGTCCTGCTGCGGATAACCTCCGCGACACGCTCGGCTTCCTTGGCTGCTGCTTCTGCAGCGCGCTCGGCTTCTCGGGCTGCTTTGTTGCCGTCGCCTCGACCTCTGCTGCCTCCGCCGCCGCCAAATGTGCGTCCCTGCATCGAAAGTCGTATGGGCATCTCCGGTCCAGCAGGTGCTGCATAACCAGCCCTAGCGCGTCGCCGCTGGCCAATACTGCCAATTGCTCCAAGAATGGACGGACCGCCCAGCAGCAAGAAATCAATCAATGTCGCCAAGCCCTTGTTGGCACCAATCTGGTTTAATTTGCTGTTAATGCCACCAAGCCCGGTTTCGATATTGCCAAGTCCACCAGCCGCGGCGCCTAAAACATCAAAACCAGTTTTGAGATCGTTAACAAATGTCGTGGCTTCTTTAACTGCTTCAGTGATTCCTTTAATGGAGCTGATAACCGCAGGCGCAACAGCGCTGCCGACTTCAACTTGAAACTCTTGAAAAGCATTTTGCAGATCAATAACACGCTGCTGCGGCGTATCAAGAGATTCTGCTAATTTGCCGGCACCATCGGCGCGCACGCGGTCAAGTGCGCGAACAATGATGTCAGAAGTGATTTTGCCTTGCGAGCCGAACTCTTTGATACTGCCTACATTGATATCCATCTCCTTGGCGATTGCCTGAGCAATGGCCGGCATCTGCTCCAGCACGGAGCGCAACTCATCGCCCTGCAGCGTGCCGCTACCCAAGCCTTGCGATAACTGCAGAAATGCAGATGATGCCGCCTCAGCACTAACGCCACTCAGCCTGACCGCAGTATTAAAGCCTTCATAAATGGCATTGATTTCATTTAGCTGAAAACCAACAGGTCGCAGTCTGGTGTAAATGTCAGCAATCGCACTAGCCGCCTGCGTCTGCGACAACCCAAACCTAGTGGCAGCGCTTCTGGCTACTTCCAGAACGCTCCGATAATCATCAAAACCTTGGCTGACCAGCTTGATGCGTCGCTGCGCACCATCAGCAGCATTGGCCGCGGCAATAAATGATGAGGCTATCCGCTGCGCATTGAATGCCGCCGCGCCTGCGGCTAAGCCAGCAAAGGCATTTGAGAGCCCATCAGCAGCGCCTTTAAGCTTATTAAATGATGCGTCAGTCTGCGCCGAGGTACGATTGACCTGCTGCAATGCGCTGATGGCATTGCGCGCATCTACCCTAAGCTCGACGTTGGAGACTGCCATGGCGTCAGTTTACTTGCGTCGTGCTTTATCCATAGCTTCTTTTTCGCGTTCGCCTTTCAGCTCGTAGTACGCCGCAAAGTGCATAAACTCTGCATCGGTTAGCTCAGTCCGCAACCGGCTGACCGTCATGCCAAGCTCAGATGCCAGGAAGAACTCAAAAAACAGCCAGCTATCCTGGCTCAGTCTTTTTTTGCTTCTTCTAGACTCTCGTCGCCGCCAAGGCCAAACAGGAACAGCTCAAGCTCGTTCAGCACGCGCTCGGGCAGCTCGCGTTGCAGTTTTGCGGCATCAGCGGCAGCAAATGCTTTGCTGCCATCCTCTAGCTCTGCCATTTGGCACAGCATCTGCGTGCTAATCTCAAGCGCCTCGTCCGAACCTGCCAGCGTTGTTGCACGCTTGCGGTCGGCTCGGGTGATTGGCTTGAAATACAAATCAAGCACCGATTCGCCTGCATCATTCTTGATGCTGAACTTACGGCGTTGATTAAGGTCAAAAGCCCCGGTGAGCAGATCAACGGGGCGCTGTGATGCTGGCATCAGATGCTCAGAGTGAGAGTACCGCTAGAGACGAAATTGATGGTCACAATCTCGATCTCGCCAACAGTAGCGCTGTATTCGGTACTTGTCACCACAATGGTGCCGGTGATCTTTTTGCCGCCGGTTTCGTCCAAATACAGCTCAACCGCTGCATCAGCTTCGTCGGTGGCTTGGTTGACATCCTTGATCAGGTCCAACTTGTCGCCAGCGCTGGGCGCGTCATACATCACCTCGATGGTGCCAGAGCCGCTGATCAGACCACCAATGTTGGCACGGTAGGTGTCACCATGGGCGGTGGCGTCATACGACTCTTTTTCAACGGTCATCGACCATGACCGCACCGCGGCGATCTCAGAAAGACCACCGCTGCCAGCCTTATCAAAAAAGACTGTGCCTTGCTGCCCGCGATAGAAAGCCATGGTCAGATGTCCAGAGTGATGGCGCCGTTGGTGACGAAGTTGACGGTGATCACTTCGATCTCACCAACGGTAGCCGAGTATTCAGCCGAGGTAATCACGCCGTCAAAGCTGATCTTTTTGGTGCCAGTGGTGTCAAGATACAGCTCAAACAAAGCAGCGCCTGCATCATTGGCAGTGTTGACGTGCTCGATGAATACGTTGGTCTCGTCGGCACTGCTGGCGGTGTACATCAGCTCGCAGGTGCCGCTACCGGCAATCAAACCGCCCACGTTGGCGCGGTAGGTATCGCCCAATGCAGTGGTGTCGAGCGACTCCTTCTCGACGGTCATCGACCACGAGCGGGTGCTGGAGATTGCTGCAGCGGCGGAACCAGCGTCATCGAACTTAACGCTGCCTTGCTGCCCTCGGTAAAAAGCCATGATTAAAGGTCCTCGAAGGTTTCAAAGGTCAATCTGACCTGTGTTTGGAAGAAACCCTCTGGCGCTGGCGATGCAACAACCTCGGGTCCAATCGGCGGGTCAAAATGAACACCGCTGACTATGACCCTATTGTATAGATCTCTGACGCGCTTACCAATTGTCAAGTTAGCGCCAGGACCAACGCCAAGCGGCGTGAAAACGTTGATGGCAACAACGCCGATAATGCTGTTGTTGCTGCCAGTGGTGCCGCCTTGGGTCAGATATTCATTGGCGCCAAAGCTGACAAGGCACTGCACCCATGAGCTGTTAGGTGTTGGCACATAAGGCTGGTTGTGGAACACCACCGGAATGGCAGGCGACAGCGCAAGCTCTGTTGCAAGCCTGCCCTCGATGGTGGCGCGGATGGTGTTGAGGTTTGCAGCAGCCATCAGCCTTGCCTCTTAATGCGTTCCCAGTTGGTGTTGACGAAGTTCTGCATCTCACGGGCTGTACGGTCTACCCAGCCGGCAGGTGCTTGTTTGCTGCTGCCCTGCGCCAATGATTCAGCGTAGGACAGGTTGTTGTGCACACTGTAATAGTTGCCCAGTTTTTCTTGTCCTGCTTGATAGTTGCTGCCTTTGGGCGGCGTGATGGCGGTGCCATATTGTCCTTCAGGTGCAGGCGTGCTGGCCGCGGCATTCTCGCCAATCTGCCAGCTAGCCCTGAATCGGCCAGTATCAACGGGACTTTGCTGTTTCAGCCTGCTATCCGTTTCCAGCACCGTCACACGCAACAGCTTTTCAAGCTGGTCGCCCATGTAATTGCCAATATCGCGGATGGGCAGGTTGCTCATGCCCTCAGAATAAGCTCGTAGGTGATGGCCGTATTGTCTTGCTCAATCGTGGTGATGCGGATGATTTGATGCACCACGCTGTTAATCACCACCTTATCAACGGTGGTCGGCACCGTGCCGTTTAAGTCCTTGGCCGCGACGATTAGCTTCTTATCGCTGGCCTGCACCAGTTCGTTGACTTCGCGGATATTGACATTTTCCAGCACTCCCCTAACGCCAATGTCCGTGGCTGTCTCGGCAATCGCGCCAGTAGTTGTGTTGTAGCTGCCCAATACAATGCGACGAATCGTAACCTCGCCGCCAAGCTTGGCAAGCACCTTACTGGCAACATTCTGCAGCGACAGCGCAAGTGCCATCAGAGCTTGTAGGCGACGACTGAGCCCGAAGCCAAATCGATACTGGTAAACACACCCTCAAGTTCGCAGCTTGCATTGAGCGTCACGCTGGTCAATGCGTTGCCGGTGTAGTCAAGCGCAGTCAGCGCAGCAATCACCGTGTTCTCAAGCGCCACAATCTTGCCAAAGCGGCCAGTGTGCGCAACCTGGTCATTGATGTACTCAGCGCCGGGGTACTTGTAACC